GCAAATGTGGTTAGTAGCGTTTGGGAGAGGCTGGGTTGATCGTACTGAAATCGAAAACTCAGGAGACACGCTATTTAGCTTGTATGTACTCCTAGCTAGAAGTTATCGCCTTGAGTACGATGTGGAAATGAATTTAGTAAAACTAAGAGAAGAAAATGAACATATCAGCGTATGAGTGGCCTCGTCCACCGGGGCTCACTCCATTTGAGCATCAGAAGGTTACATCAGAATTTCTTGTAAAAAACCCAAAGTCATTTTGCTTCAACGAGCAGGGTACAGGCAAGACAGCATCAGTGATTTGGGCAGTAGATTATTTGATGCAGTTAGGGTTAATCAAGCGTGTGTTAGTGATTTGTCCTTTGTCGATTATGAAATCGGCGTGGCAGCAGGATTTGTTTAAGTTTGCAATACACCGCACAGTATCCGTTGCACACGGCGCGGCTAAGAAACGTAAAGAGATCATCAATGCTGGGTCAGAGTTTGTCGTCATCAATTTTGATGGTGTTGGAATCGTTAAGAGTGAGTTGCTTAAGGGCGGCTTTGATTTGATCGTAGTAGACGAAGCGTCAGCTTATAAGAATGCTCAGACAGATCGTTGGAAAGACCTGCGCGACCTAACAAAAGTTATAAAGGGTTTGTGGATGTTGACCGGAACCCCCGCCGCTCAGTCGCCTGTGGATGCTTACGGATTGGCAAAGCTGATTAACCCGACCGGCATACCAATGTTCTATGGGCAGTTCAGAGATCAGGTTATGTACAAGGTCAGTGAGTTTAGATGGATACCGCGCCCCGAGGCCAAGCACATTGTCCACAAAGCACTTCAACCCGCCATTCGGTTTGAGAAAAAGCAGTGCATTGACTTGCCGCCAGTGACGTACGTTGATCGTGATGCGCCAATGACTCCACAGCAGATGAGTTTTTACAAAACGCTGAAGTCTCAAATGTTGATCGAGGCCGACGGTGAAGAAATCTCTGCGGTCAATGCCGCCGTCAAGGTCAGCAAGCTACTGCAAATTGCATGTGGGTCAATCTACACCGACACTAAAGAAGTTGTGGACTTTGATGTGTCCAACCGCATGAATGTAGTACGTGAAGTGATTGATGAGAGCAGTAACAAGGTGCTGATATTTGTACCCTTTACACATACGATTGCTCTGCTAAAAGCACACTTGGTTAAGCACCACATAACCTGCGAAGTCATCAACGGCGAAGTGAGTGTTAACAGACGGTCAGACATTGTTCAGCGCTTCCAAACTAACCTTGAACCCAAAGTTCTCATCATCCAACCGCAAGCGGCATCTCACGGGCTTACCCTAACTGCCGCCGACACAATCATCTGGTACGCTCCCTGTACCAGCGTAGAAACATACCTCCAAGCCAACGCACGAATTGACCGTCCCGGTCAGGTCAACCCAATGACAGTCGTGCATATAAATGGCAGTCCGATAGAGTCAAGGATGTACAGCCTCTTGCGAGGCAACGTGAACAACCACAACCAAATCATTGATCTGTACCGACAAGAAATAATTTCTGAAGGTACTTGACAATGTCAAGTTCTGTGATAGACTGAACCCCCAAACAAATGGAGCTAACTATGGACGCATTAGAAGTTCAGGACGAAGTCACCACTTCATCCTTACCCCTCGACAAACTTGCCGCTATCTATATCAAGATACGCGATGCCAAGGACAAACTCACAGCAGACTACAAACAGCAATACGCCAATCTAGAAGAACAAATGAGCGTACTTGAAGTTGAGATGCTTGAGACATGCAAAACAATGAATGCCGACAGCATTCGCACAAAAGCTGGCACGATCATCCGTTCAATAAAGTCACGGTATTGGACGAATGATTGGGATTCTATGTATCGTTTCATCAAAGACAACGATGCGTATGGCCTGCTGGAAAAGAGACTTCATCAGACACACATGAAAGAGTTTCTTTCCGAGAATCCCGACCTGCTTCCTATGGGCTTGAACGTAGAAAGCGAATACACCGTGGTTGTTAGACGTTCTAAGGAAAACTGAAAAATGAGCAACATTACTTTGTTAAACCAAGACCTCCCCGACTTCCTGCAAACCGCTGGTGTCAGTGAGCTTACAAAAAACCTCGCTGGTCGCACTGGCGTTAAACGTATTGTCCCCAAAAACGGAATCTTCCGCAAAGTTGTGGGCAGTGAAGAGATGGGTAAAGTCAAAGGCGACTTAAATGTTGTCGTTGTCAATGCCTCTCCTAAAGTTGGACGTATCTTTTACGTCAAGGCGTGGACTCCTGAAGCCGAGCCAAGTGCGCCTGATTGTTTCTCTAATGATGGCAATGTGCCTGATGCGGGTTCGACTAATGTTCAAGCCGAGCGTTGTGATTCATGCGAGCAAAACATCAAGGGTTCAGGCATGGGTAACTCCAAGGCTTGCCGCTATACACGCCGCATTGCTGTGACGTTGGAAGAAGACTTTGGTACTTCGCTTGAAGGTTCTGTGTACCAAATGAACTTGGCATCCAAGTCTTTGTTTGGCGACAGTGTCGGTGACAACACTCATCCCTTTGAAAGCTACACCAAGTACTTAGCTAACAATGGCAAGAGCTTGGACTACGTTGTTACACAGTTGAGCTTCAATGAAGACAACGACAACCAGTCTATTCTGTTCACGCCCATGCGCTTCATCAACAAGGCTGAGTACGCAGTGACAAGTAAGGTCGCCGCATTACCTGAAGTGCATAAGATGGTCACCATGACTCCGTACCAAGCCGACATGTCCGGTCGTACGCAGAAGTTGGAAGCACCGAAGGCCGAGGCCGCTAAGCCTGCGGCACTAGCCCCTGAAGCTGAAGCCGAGGAAGAAGCGCCAAAGAAGCGTGAGCCTAAGAAAGCCGCTGAAGTTACACCTACTGCCAAGAAGAGCCTTGCCTCTGTTGCGGCGGCATGGTCAACGGATGAGGAATAACGCATGTCCTATGGTTACAGCCAAAAGTTAGTTGACGCCAACTCAAAGGCCGATGCTGAATCTTTGGGCGTAGCCTTGGGCCGCTTCTGTATAGAGAAGGAGATTACCGCTACTGCCGTAGCGAAAGAACTTGGTGTGAGCCGCATGACGGTTTACAACTGGTTCTGGGGCGAGTTCGCCCCATCTCCTGCCTACTCTGCGCAGATAGAGCGTTTCATGGCACGACACAAAAAGCGCAAATAACAATGTCCACGTTCGATCTGCTTGACACCGTACTCCCAACGGAGGGACGGTACTGCGTGATTGGTATAGGGCGGTTCGCCGATCAGAGGTTTGCAGATACCAGAGAAGAAGCTGAAGAAATAATCCAAGAGTTTGTTGGCGACAAGGTTGATGCCTACTTTGCTTGCGCTAAGTTTGGTGAGGCAGATGACCGCACACACGACAACGCCAAGTACTTTCGCTCAGTGTGGATAGACATTGATTGCGGCCTGACCAAGGGTGTACCAAACGCTAAGGGGATTGTTGAAGGCTACCTTGACCAGCACATTGGGTTGGCCGAGTTCAAGAAGTTCTGCAAAGCAGTCGGCTTACCTCAACCAATCTTGGTGAATTCCGGCAACGGCATTCACGCCTACTGGCTACTTGAAGAAACGCTGTCCCGCAAAGAGTGGAACCCGTTAGCCAAGCGGCTTAAACAACTGTGCAAAGAGCACGGCTTGATTGTCGATGAGAGAGTGTTTGAGGCGTCGCGTGTTCTGCGCCCGATGAATTCGTTTAACTTCAAAGACCCCAGTAACCCCAAACCTGTGGAGATTTGGAACGAGAACTCGGCGAGGATTCCAGCCGAAAAGATGCGCGAGCTATTGGGCGCACCTGAACTTAAACCGGAGGAGGAAAAGCCTGACTTTGTGCCTTCGTCGATGAGTCCGATGATGGAAGCACTGATGGCCAACAAGGTCAAAAAGTTCAAGAACATCATGCTCAAAGCTGAGAACGGCTGTGCACAACTTAATTACTGCTTCACAAACCAAAACGAAGTTGACGAGCCACTG